TGCGATCCGCGGCTATTCGATCGACCTCGGCATATTCGATGAGGTCCGCACGCAGCGCGATGAGGACACGTATGCCGGACTCAAGCCTACGATGACGGCGCGGCCGGACCCGCTGCTATTCGAGATCAGCACCGCCGGCGACGAGCGCTCGATCCTGCTGCGCCGGCTATGGGAACGCGGTCGGCGCATCCTCGACGGACTCGAGCCGGCGGATGGATTCGGGATGACGTGGTACGCGGCGGACGAAACGGACGCACCCGATGACCCGCGCGCCTGGGCGAAAGCATCGCCGGCCATGGCGGAGGGACGGATCGACGCCGCCTCGATTCGCGACGAGCTCGCCGCACTGACGCCGGCCACATTCCGACAGGAACGCCTCAACCTGTGGTCCGATGCCGCGGACGAATGGCTGCCGGCCGGCGTGTGGTCGCGCGCCGCCGGCGCGCCGCCGCTCGAGCGAGGCGACCGGATCGTGCTCGCCGTCGAGGCTGATCCGTCCGGCATCCGCGCATCGGTGGCGGTCGCTGTCGCCGGCGCCGATGCGCCGACATTCGTCGGGATCACCGCCGACCTCGCCGCGGTGCCAGGCGCGACCATCGCGCCGGCCGAGCTGCTCGACGCACTGGCCGCCGCAGCTCGAGCATGGTCGCCGGCGCTGATCGTGTTCGCGCGCACCGGCGCCGCGGCGCGGCACGTTGAGGCATGGGCGGCGGAGGCGGACATACCATCGCTGTCCCTCGCGCCGGCGGACCTCCGCGCCGCGAGTGAGGCATTCCGCGCCGAGCTGATCGGCGGCCGCCTGATGCACGCGGACGACCCGCTGCTCGGCGCGCAGGCGCGGCGCGCACGACCATCGGCGCCGCTCGCCGGCGGAGGATGGTATTTCAGCGTGCGCGAGTCGGCCGGACCGATCGACGCGCTGCGAGCTGCCGCCTGGGCAGCATGGGCAGCGACCGCGCCGGAGGCGGCGCCGCCGCAGCCGGCGATATTCTGATCACACCGCACTAGAACATCTGGCCCGCGTATGACGCTTGTCATACGGTGCATACTCCGCTCGTGGCGGGCGTGTGGGACGGAATGCGGCGATGGATTCTCGGCGCGCCGTCCGAGTCCGACCTCACCGGCCAGATTTCGTATGCGATCGAGCAGCGGCTCGGCGCCGCGGACTATCAGGCGATCCCGGCGGTTGCTCGAGCTCGTGAGCTGATCGTGTCGCTCGCCTCGATGCTCGAGCCGGTCGCCTGGGCGAACGGGTATCCGATCCCGACGAAATCTCAACCTCGAGTGCTCGTCCGACCGCAACCGGAAATCACGCGCGGCGAGTACCTCGCGCAGCTCGTCGGCAGCCTGTTCGACCATGGGAACGCGTACCTGTGGCAGACGGTCAGCGGCCGCAATTCGTCCGGATATCCGGACGTGTCGATCGTGGTGCCATTCGATGAGGTCGGCGTGCAATGGTCGGACGAGTCGAGGTACTCGAGGCGCTACGACTACAACGGCACGACCTACAACGCCGGCCGGAACGGGATCATTCACATTGCGATCAACCGCGCCGCCGGCGAGCTGCTCGGCCGGTCGCCGCTCGAGCTGATCGGATCGAGCCTCGATCGCATCCTCGCCGCCGAGCTGTATGCCGGCGCATGGTTCGAAAACGGCGCGGTGCCGTCCGTGGTCCTGAAATTCGACGGCACCCTCGATGACGCCGCCTCCGCCGCGGTGAAAGCGAAATGGATCGAAAATCACCGCGACCATTCGCCGGCGGTCCTGCCGAAAGGATGGGACCTCACCGAGCCGGGTGCCGATCCGGCCGCCTCGCAATTGCTCGAAACGCGTAAGCACGGCGCACTCGAGGTCGCTCGAGGACTGGGCATCTTCCCGCCTGAGCTGCTGCTGGCGGAGGTCGGCGGCTCGTCGCTCACCTATCAGAACATCGCCGAGGCGCTGATGACGTTCCTCCGGGTGACGGTGCAACCGTTGTACCTCGCGCCGATCGAGGAATCGCTATCCGACCTGCTGCCAGGCACGCAGTCCGCGCGATTCAGCACGGCCGAAATCGAGCGACTCAACACTGCCGCGCGATGGACCGCGTACGAAACCGGACTGCGCGCCGGATTCCTCACGACCGAGCAAATAGACCGCTGGGAGGGATGGCAGCGCGAGCTGCCGCCGGATATCCCGGCCGCACTGGCGCCGACTCCGGCCGCCGCGGAGGTACCGATTTCGTGACACTGCGCACCGCGACATATCAGTCCGAGCTGCTCGTGCGCTCGGCATCCGAGCGAGTGATCGAGGTCCGCGCCGTGCCGTGGAATGTGGTCGGCGACACGCCCGATGGCCGCGAAATGTTCACACGCGGCGCATTCGAGGGTACCGATCCGGAGTCCGTGACACTCGAGGCGATCGGACCGCACGGCGCCGATCCCGGCGTGCGCCTGGCCGGTCGCTCGATCGGACTCGAGGACCGCGAGGATGGGCAGTACGCGCGATTCCTCGTGTCGCGCACGCGTGACGGCGACGAGCTGCTCGAGCTCGCGCGTGATCGCGTATACCGCGGCGCCTCCGTCGTATTCGCACCGATTTCCGAACGTGCCGCCGATGGCGGAGTGACTGTCCGGACCCGCGCGGAGCTCGTGCGGGTCGGCATTGTCGAGCGACCGGCATATGCCGGCGCTGAGGTCCTAGCCGTACGCAGTGAGGATGCACAACCGATGACCGATGAGCAGCTCGCACCCGCGAGCGATCCGACTCCCGACAACGGCGTGCGCATCGCCGCCGACACTCCCGGCCAGGCGGACGCACTCGATGAGCTGCGCAACGACCTGATCGGCCGCATGACCGCACTCGAGGCGGCCGGCACCCGGCGCGGCGCGCCGCACCTGATGGCGCGATGGTCCGCATTCGGCGAGTACCTCAAGGACGCGTCCGGGGATCCCGATGCGGCGGTCCTGCTGGCGCGCGCACTGGTCGATCAGAAGCTCGCGACGAATCCCGGCGTCAGCGGTCCGTCATTCGTGAGCGAGGTCAAGGGAATCCTCGACGCGAGCCGGCCGGCGATCGAGGCAACCGGCGGTCCGGGACCGCTCGGCGCCTCCGGGATGAGCCTGCACTGGCCGTACTTCGCCGGCGACCTCGGCGCACTGGTCGGCAAGCAGTCCGCCGAAAAGACGGAAATAACCTCGGTTGTGGTCAACCTGCTCGACGGGAACGCACCGATCGAAACGTTCGCAGGCGGCTCGGATATCTCGTATCAACTGATCCGCCGCAGCTCGCCGTCATACCTCGAGGCATACGGTCGGATCATGCTCGCCGGATGGGCGTTGACCACCGAACGCGAGTATGAGGATGACCTCGAGGCGGGTGCGACCGGCACAATGACCGGCGACATTTCGAGCGATGCCGCGACCCGCGCGACGTTCTTCGAGGGATCGGCAAAGGTGCGCAGCGCGACAGGCGCGCCGGCGTCCGCCGTCCTCGCCGCCTCCGATGTGTTCGCGCAGCTCGGCGCGGTGCTCACACCGAGCTCGTACGGGACGGCGAACCTGACAGGCACCGCACAGGCGAGCACGCTACAGGTCAACGTGTCGGGACTGACGGTGATCGAGGCGCCGTACCTCACCGCCGGCACTGCCATTTTCACCAACGATCGCGCGGCGCAGTGGCATGAGGACGGACCATTCGTTGCGACCGCTGAGGACGTTGCCAAGCTCGGTCAGAATCGCGCGTACTGGTCGATGGGTGCCACCGGGATTTTCATTCCGGCCGGACTGGTCAAGGCGACCGGGATCGTGCTGCCGCTGGCAGCCGGCGCCTCGAGCAAGAGCAAGTCGAGCTGACGTATGGCCGCCTGGGTCAGCGCTGAGGGCATCCTGAGCGCCGTAGGAATTGCGGCGCCGGATGCCGATGCGTCCGCCTGGGCGGCCGCCTGCGCCGCGGCGGTCAACGCCGGGATCGACCGGCGCATGACTGGCGTGCCGGTGATCGAGCCGGCGGACCCGGCGCAATTCCCGGAGCTGACGTACGCGGCGACCATCGCCGGCGCGGAGGCATATAAGCGCCGCGAGGCGGTATACGGACTCACCGGATATGTTGACCTCGAGGGTGCCGCCGTCCGTGTCGCTCGCGACTATCTCGCCGGCGTCGAGCCGCTGATCGCGCGCTATGCAACGATCGGGATCGCATGAGCCGGCTCGCCGCAGCTCGCGAGCAGCTCGCCGATGTGCTCGAGGGATCAGGCATCCGCACCGCGACCGGCGGCCGATTCGCGGCGCCGGTGGTCCTGATCGAACCGGGCGAGCCGTGGATCGACCGCGACTCGCCGAGCAACCGCCTACAGGTCCGATGGAAACTGACCGCGATCGCCGGCGCGAACGATTCCGGCGCCGCCTATGACGAGCTCGCGCAGCTCGTCGACGACCTCGACGCGGCACTGCTATCCCTGCGCGGCGCATCGCTGCCGTCATGGGGTGCACCGCGCGATATCACTCTCGGCAACGTGGCGCACCCTGCGTCCGTTGGACTAGTCCTGATGCACACGGAGGCATGACCTGATGGCCGGCAATCCTCTCTTTATGCGTGACGTGTCGCTGACGCTCACGATCGGCGCCGAGCCGGCGCTCGAGGTCAATTGCGACGTGCATACCGTCGAGGTCGCCGTCGAGCCGGGTGATGTGGTGACGTACCAAACGCTGTGCGCGGACGGATCATTCAGTCAGCCGGGACGGAGCTCGTACGCGCTACACATCACCGCCGCGCAGGACTGGTCCGCCTCCGGACTGGCGCGCGTCCTGTGGGAACATGAGGGCGAGGCGGCCGAATTCCGGTATCAGGCGCACGGGTCGGACGTGGCCGGCGCCGATGCGCCGTCCGACACGGCGCCTGGGATGATGGGCGAGGTCCGGCTCGTCGGTCCGACCTACGGCGGCGAGGCGGACGCCTATGCCGAGCTCGATGTGACGTTGCCGTGCACGAGCAAACCGGAGCTGATCGCGGCGGCATTCCCGGCCGGCACCCGGTACGGCGCCGGCGCCGACACGAGCAGCGAGGACGAGCTCGAGGCGCAGGACGCGCACGACCGCGAGCATGAGCTCGCCGCGGCGACCGGCTGAGGATGGCCGGCTCGGTCAACGTCAGCGGCGATGCGGAGGTCCGCACCGCATTCGATCAGCTCGCGTCCGACGTTGAGGACCTGTCCGAAACGCATCGCCGAGCTGCCGAGCTCGTCGTGCCAGGCGCCTCGAGGCGCTCGCCGCGGCGCACTGGCGCACTGGCGGCGAGCTGGTCGGCGACCGCCTCGAAAATCGCCGGCGGAATCGTGTCGGGCGTTCCGTATGCCGGACCTGTCGAGTACGGCGCGCACGGACTGCCAGGCGCACACATGGTCGCTGACACGATCGCCGAGCAGTCCGATGCGATCCTCGCCGAATACGAGCGATCCCTGACCGATCGAGGAAAGCGCCGTGGATTCAGGACCGACTGAGCCGCGCGAGGTCGTACTGACGCTGGCCGGCATCCGGTCGCTGACCATCCTCGAGCTCGCGCGAGGCTGCGTCATCGCTGACGTGCGCAGCACTGACGCGCAGCGCTTGATCCGTCAGCTCGGCGATCCGGCCGGCGCTGACCCGGCCGAGCTGCTGCGCGGCACCGAGCTCGCGTATGCACTGGCGCTGCAGCTCGAGCGCCGGCGCGATCCGGCGCTGACGTGGCAGCAGGCGCAAACGTGGCGGTTGATCTTCGACCTCGACGCCGCGGACCCGATGGCGGACGCTGAGGCGGAGGCGGCAGTCAACGCCGCGATCGCAACCGGACTCACGCCGGCCGCGGCCGGTGAGCTGACGCTGGCGCAGGCGGAGGCATACGGCGCCGCGGCCGGCGCCTCGAGGAAGTCGGCGACCTGATGGTGCTCGGACTGACGGTTGAGATTCGCGGCGACACGCGCAAGCTCGACAGCGCACTCGATTCCTCGAAATCCGCGGTCGGCGGATTCAGCGGCGGGATCGGGAAATCGGCGCTCGCGATCGGCGCGGTTGCGACCGGAGTCGGCGCCGCCGCTGTCGCGATCGGCGCGCTGACCTCCGCCGCATCGGCGGACGCGACCGAGCAGGCTAAGCTCGAGGCGACCATTCGCGCCGCCGGCGCCGCGACCGCCGAGAGCACCGCACAGGTCAACGCCGCGATCGCGGCCGGACAGGAACGCGCATTCACCGACAGCGAAACGCGCGCCGGACTCGAGTCGCTCGTCGTCGCGACCGGCGATGTAGGCGAGGCGACCGGACTGCTGACGCAGGCGCAGGACATTGCTCGATTCGCCGGCGTTGACCTCGCGACCGCGGCCGATGCGGTCGCGAAAGCGCACGCCGGACAGGACGGCGCGCTGCGCAAGCTCGTACCGGGACTCGCGAAAGGTGCAACCGCATCCGACACGATCGCGGCCGCCTCGAAAGCGGCCGCCGGCCAAGCGGACATATACGCGGAATCGGCCGCCGGCATGGGTGCCAAAGGTGCGGATGCGTTCGCCGAAATCGGTGAAACGATCGGCGGCGCATTCCTGCCAGTCATGGCGGAGGTCCTGCCGGCACTGATGCCAGTGCTCAAGGTGCTCGGCGAGCTCGTGACGGCGCTGCTGCCGCTGCTGATCCCGCTCGTGAAACTGCTAGCCGGCGCGCTGCGGATCGTGGTCGGCGTCCTGTCGATGGTCGTCGGATGGCTGATCAAGCTCGTGCGGTGGATCAGCTCGGCAATCAGCTCGATCGGCAATTTCCTCGAATCGGTCAACCCGTTCTCGAATATCAGCCTGCCGTCGATCCCGTTCCTCGGCGGCCAGGCGGCGACCTCGACGGCAGCTCGCAGCGGCCGCAGCGGCGGCCAGGCGGCCGGCGGCGGAGTCGTGATCAACATCACCGGCGCGATCGACCCGGAGGGAGTCGCGCGATCGGTCGCTCGCGTCCTGAATCAGCACGCGATCCGGGTCGGACGGCACCCGGCGCTCGCGACCGGCTCGAGTCGATGAGCCTGCCGAGCGCCGTCGTGCTGATCGAGGGAGTCGCCGTCGAGTGCAACGTCCTGCACGCGGTCATCCGGCACGGACGCGATGACGCGACCTCGCAGCCGGAGGCGGACGCCGCGACCCTCGAGCTGGTCGGCGAGCTGCCGGCGTCCGCGGTCATCGGCGCGCGGCTGACGGTGCTCGCCTCGGTGCCATGGGAAACGGGACCCGGATATGAGCGATTCGCCGGCCGCATCACTGACGTCCTGATCGGATGGGATGACGTCGACGTGCCGACCGGCACCCTGATCGCGGTCGGCGAGCTGGCCGATATGGGTCGTCGCGTGATCGGCGCGGCGCCGTACCCTGCCGAGCTCGACGGCACGCGGGTCAACCGCGCGATCGGCGCGGCCGGCGTCAGCACTGACCCGATCCGATCCGATCCCGGATACCTCACTGTCCTCGCGCGGGACGTGGATGCGCAGCCGGCGCTCGTGGTCGCCGGCGATGCCGCGTATGACGGCGGCGGGATGGTGTGGCAGGCGACCGATGGCGCCGTGCTGTATGCGGATGCATTTCACCGCCGCGCCGCGGCGATCGCGCTCGAGCTCGTCGCGTGTGACCTCCCGCTGTCGCTCACATGGTCACAGGGACTCGAGGGACTCGCGAACGACGTGAGCGTGCGGTATGGGATCGCGGTCGGCGGAGGCGATCAGCCGGAGGTCACTGCCGATGACCCGAGCTCGATCGCCGCCTATGGCACGCACGCCGCCTCCCTCACGACCCGGATCGAGGCGGAGTCGGACGCGCAGGAACGCGCGAACCTGATCCTCGCGCGGCAGGCGGCGCCCGCCTGGGTCCTGTCGTCGCTGGCATTCGAGCTGACTTCGCCGGGAATCGGATTCGCGCTGACCTCCGCACTGCTGCGGCTCGAGATGCACGACCTGCTCAACGTGACAGGGATGCCGGCCGGCGCGCCGATGCCAGGCGCGTTCGTATTTGTCGAGGGATGGTCCGAAACGATCGACGGAACAGGCGCATGGCGGCTCGAGCTGCTCGTGAGCGACTATTGCCGCACCGCGCCGGCGCCGCAATGGGACGAAAGCTCGCCGGGATGGCTGTGGGACACGATCGACCCGGCGCTGACATGGGACTCCGTGACGTGCCTGCCGCCGTTCCTCGCCGGATATCCGGATCGCTGGGTCGATGTGCCGAGCTCGCAGCGCTGGGATAACCTCGATCCGTTGATCGAATGGGACGAATGGACAGGACGCCCCGCATGAGGACCTCGAGCTGATGCCTGCTAGCACACCGATCCTAGGATTCCCATATCCGACCGGCACCGATCGGGTGATGGATGGTGACAACGCGATCGGCGCACTGGCGCAGGCGGTCGAGGACGAGCTGCTGAGCGCCGCCTATAAGGTGCTCGGATACGTGCGAGTCGAGGCGGATCAGTCCGGCATCGGCGGCACCGCGGTCGCACTGGCCGGACTGACGGTGGCGGTCGATGTGGCGGCGAATCGCCGCATTCGGGTCAGTCACGACGCGCGCCTGCTCGGCACCGCGAACGCGATGACCGGCCGCATCCGTATCCGTCAGGACGGCGCCGACATTCACCTCGCCGCGGCATACCTGCACTCGGCAACGCAAACGCAGTCGATCAGCGCCTCGATCATCATCACGCCGCCGGCCGGACTGCACACCTACTCGCTGACCGGCCAGATGAGCGCCGGCACTGGCACGATCAGCCTCAACGCCTCGCCGGGAGGTCCCGCGCACCTGCTGGTCGAGGACCTCGGACCGCTCGCATGAGCGATGCACTGACGGTTGCCGCATTCCTGATCGCCGGCGCGCTGATCGTAGGCGTGCTGATCGGCGGGACGGTGGCGCTGATATGGGTTGCCGACCACATCGGCAGGAAGTGAGGACGCGATGACGGACGAGCACCCGCTGCTCGAGGCGCGCGTGAGCCGGTACGGCGAGGCGCCGACCGCGCCGGATATCGACCCGGACGTGCCAGGCGCGCCGCGCGAGCGGCCGGACTGGTGGCCGGACCCGGCCGAGCTGCTGCGGACAGCGGCGGAGTCGGACCGATGAGGTTCGGCAATCCGATCCCCGGCCGCATCGGTCCGCCTGGGCAGCCTGATCCGTCCTCCGGATTCGTGGTGACTCAATCGTTCGGCGAGTCGGCGACCGCCTACGGACCGCACGACGGACTCGACATCGGCAACGGACAGTCCGGCGATCCGGTACTCGCGATGGCGGCCGGCACCGTATATCAGGCGTTCTACGATTCCGCCTCCGGCGGCGCCGGCATTGTGCGGATCGACCACGGCGACGGATGGACCTCCGGATATGCGCACCTGCGCGCGATCGCCGTCAGCGCCGGCGAGGTTGTCGGCGAGGGCGATGTGCTCGGCGAGCTCGACACGACCGGATGGGCGACCGGCGCGCACCTGCACTACGACATAACGCGCGGCAACGTCCGACAGGACCCGTGGCCGTACGCGAACGCACCCGCACCCGCGGACGGAGGATTTTGGATGCACACCTACGGCGGCGCCGATTTCGACCACACGACGGCACGGATGGTGACACTCGCCGGCGCGCGATTCCGCGCCGACACGACCACGGACGCCGCGATCCTCGAGGAATTCAGCGCCGGCCAGTCGATGACGCCTCACGCGATCGTGAAAGGTCAGTCCGTCAGCGGCTCGGATCGGTGGTACCTCGCCTGGGCATATGCCGGCGGCCGCTATCAGCTCGGCGCATTTCACTCGAGCGTCCTCGAGCCGGCATAGGTTGAGGGATCGCAACCGGCGCTCAACGTTGAGCACGAAAACGGCGCGGGCCCGTCAGCTGTCGGACGTTGAGGAATCGACACAATCGGACGCCGCCGGCGTCGAGCTGATCCGCGGCGCCGTCGAGCAATGGCAGCCGGCGGCAGTGTTCGCACTGTTCTCCGGCGGCCACGATTCAGCGACCTCGACGGCGATCGCGGCTCGAGCCGGGATGACCGCCGCGGTGCACATTCACACCGGCATCGGCATCCCTGAAACGCGGGAGTACGTGCACGAAACGTGTCGAGCGCAGGGATGGCCGCTGATCGAGGTCCGCGCCGACACCGAATATGAGCAGCTCGTCCTCGATCGCGGCGGATTTCCGTCCGGACCTCGATCGCATTCCTCGATGTATTGGTACCTCAAGCAGCGACCGCTCGACGCGCTGCTGCGCGACACGAAACGCCGCCGCGGCGACCACATCGCACTCGTGACAGGCATCCGCACGTCCGAATCGGTCCGGCGCATGGGATCGGGGATCAGCGTGCCGATCCGCCGGGATGACCACTGCCGCGTATGGGTCAATCCGATACTCGAATGGTCAGCGCTCGAGTGCTCGAGGTACCTCGCCGGCGCCGCCGTCGCGCGGTCGCCGGTGGTTGACCTGCTACACCGATCCGGCGAGTGCTTATGTGGCGCACTGGCGCGCGCTGACGAGCTGATCGAGCTCGAGCACTGGTATCCGGAGGTCGCCGCACGGATTCACCGCCTCGAGGCGCGCGCACGCGCGGCAGGACTCAAGCACACGCGATGGGCGGATCGGCGCGCCTGGGCGGATGCGGTGCCGCTGACACTGCCGATGTGCGCGAGCTGCGAGATATCCACAGGTCATGCACCGCCTAGTGGATAAGTGCTCGACAGCTCGTGCGATGATTCCTGATCCCGGCCGCGGCGACCTCGCCGCGGACCATCACGCACGCAGGGAGGCAACCGCGACCGATGACCGAGTATCAACGTCCGCCGATCGTCACGCAACCGCAGCTCGTCGAGCTGCCGCCGACCGATGACCCGCACGAGCTGCTCGTGCGCGCCGTCGATCAGCTCGCGCACGCATGGGCATATTGGATAACGACCACGGACGGCGCCGGCGCGCGCCGCGACGGACGCGAGCTGCTCGGCGCCGCGATCGACGCGCTGCTGATCGCGCGAAACCGACTCGAGCAGGTCCGCCGTGGATAGCCTGCGCGCGTACTGCTCCGCCTCCGGATGCCTGTCCTACGCGACCGGCGGCGCGGTGGAATTCGCCTATGCCAAACGGCAGCGCTGGCACCTGTGCGACGAGCACATGCGGCCGATCCGCGCGGCGCTGCTGCCGATCCTGCATCCGCCTGCGGCCGAGCTCGAGCCGGTCGTGCCAGGCGGCGACGACTCAACCGGATTCGCGACCTGAAATGCGAAAGCGACCCGGCCACTAGGGCCGAGCCGCCTGCCGCGCCGATCCGTCCCGCTGTCAACGAAAGGATCAACCGCAGTGTATCCGACCTCCGCAACCGTTATCCGACCGCGCGCCGCGGCATTCATCGCGCGTCTGCCTGTCGAGGCATGGTCGCCGGGACTCGAGCGCACGGTGAGGATCAGCGACCGTCAGCGCGCGCTGCTCGTGATCCTCGCGCGTCAGCCGGCGCACAGGCTGCGTCCTCTCGCCGTCGAGTCCGGATATGCCGATGCCGCCGGCGTGTCGCGCGCACTGCGGCAGCTCGAGCGAATCGGCATGATCGCGCGCAGCTCGACACGTGGCCGGCACGGCAGCACGGTCGCATGGCTGCGCGCCGGCGCGCGCTTGGGCGGCGCCGCCGCGCGGTCGCTCGCCGACCTGATGCGCGAGGCGCTCGAGCTCGGCCGGCGAAATGTGTCCTCCCTCTCAACCGATAGGAAACCGGAGTACCGTCGTACTGAAAGGGAGGACACATTTCCTGTGACCTCACCGCGAACGCCGGTATCGGCGGCCATGCGAGCAGCTCGAGCGCTACTCGATCCGCGGCATTTCCCGGATCAGGCGCGGCCAGGCGGCACGGATGCCGGATGACCGATCCTCCGGTGCACGTGCGCGAGCTGCTGGCGGTGATCCTGTGCCTGATCGCCGCGGAGGTCCTGTGCGCGCTGCTGATCCTGCGACAGCTCGGATGGGTCGGCGCATGAGCTCGAGGACCTCGACGCCGGCGGATGCGCTCGTGACGGAAAAGCGATTCCTCGCCGAGCTGATCAAACTGCTCGAGCTGACAGGATGGCGGGTGTATCACACGTACGACTCGAGGCGGTCGGCGCCGGGATTCCCGGACCTGATGGCAGTCAAGGGACCGCGCCTGCTGGCGCTCGAGGTGAAAACGGAATCCGGCCGGCTGACGCCCGAGCAGCGCGTGTGGCTCGCCGAGCTGTCCGCCGTGCCAGGCGTCAGCGCGTACGTGGTCCGACCCGGACCGGACCTCGCCGAGCTCGTGTCGATCCTATGAGTCCGCGCACGCGCATCCCGCGCAGCCTGATCCGCCTCGAGCTGCGGCGACAGGACGCCGGCGAGGACTGCGACGAATGCGGCGCGGCGGCGATGTGGCGCCTCGACACGACGGCGCTCACCGGCGGCCGGCTGATCCCGTTCCTGACGTATGCCTGCGAGCAGCATGCACTCGAATTCCTGACAGCGATCGGCGATCCGATCGGCGCGCAGGACGCATGACTCGGCCGCGCGTGCGCCGCTGCGTGGTGTGCTGCCGCGGTCCGCATCCTGCGACACGTGCGGCAGGCGGATACCTGCCGCACCGATACGATCCCGGCGAACGGCGCGCGGCCGATCATGGTCGAGCAGCTCGCCGCGGACGGCGGGATCGCGCGGTACGGTGGCCGCGATATTCACCGCTCGCATGAGGTACACACGCGATGGGAAAGCCTACCGATCCCGGCCAGAGTGAGGACGCTCACACCGCACCCGGCAAGAGTGAGGACGCACCCGGACAGCAACCGGACGCGACCACGAAACCTGTCGAGCCGCTCGAGGATGCGGACGCCGGCACGGAGGATGTGATCGACACACTGCCGGCCGATGAGCCTACCGGCGAGGTCCGCCGGCGCTAGGATGGGAATGCCCCGCGGGCGTCCGCCTGGGCAGCAGCCGCTCCGCCTCCCGGCGACCGGCTGAGGCGGACGCCCGCAGCTCGAGCTCGAGGACGACCATCACATGACACGACCTAGCCGCAGCCGGTTGCACCGCAGCGATGCAGCTCGACACAGGATGCGGCGGTACCTGATCGCGCGGGACGGACTGATGTGCGCGCGCTGCGGCGAGCTGATCAGCGGCGAGGTCCCGAGCATCGGTCATCGCATCGCCGCAGCTCGAGGCGGATCGGATTTCGCCGACAACCTCGGACTCGAGCACCTGAGCTGCAATCAGGACGGCGGATCGACGCCGGCGACCGGGGAGTTTTTCAGGACCGACGAAGTACCGCGGCGG